AGGGAACTTAAAAAGAATGCTAGTATAGCTACTATAACAGATGCATTAGCTAAAGCAACTAAAGAGTTTAAAGAAATTACTGAGAAGTATAAAAAAGCAGAAGGTAAAGAAAAAGCTAATTTTTTAGCTAAATTAAAAGATTTAACACCAAAGATACAAACACTAAAAAAAGCTTTAGAAAAAAAAGAGGAAGCTCTTAAATAAGCTAACAAATAATGGTTATTTATGAGTCAAGATATAAAGCAAATAATTCGTGAAGAATACCTGAAGTGCGCCTCTAATCCAGCGCACTTCATGCGTAAATACTGCTATATCCAACATCCACAACGTGGTAGAGTATTATTCAATCTATACCCATTCCAAGATAAAGTACTTAATTTATGGAAAGATAACCCATATGATATAATACTTAAATCAAGACAGTTAGGTATATCAACATTAGTAGCAGGTTATTCATTATGGTTAATGTTATTCCATAAAGATAAAAACGTCTTATGTATAGCTACTAAACAAGAGACAGCTAAAAACATGGTAACGAAAGTTAAATTCATGTTTGAAAACTTACCTTCATGGTTAAAAATAACAGCTGAAGAAAATAATAAACTAACATTACGGCTAAGTAATGGATCTCAAGTTAAAGCCGTATCAGCAGCGGGTGACGCAGGGCGATCTGAAGCAGTTTCACTTCTCATTATAGATGAGGCTGCGTTTATTGATGGTATTGCTGAGATATGGGCATCTGCTCAACAAACCTTAGCCACTGGGGGAGGAGCAATTGTGTTATCTACTCCATACGGTACTGGTAACTGGTTCCATCAGACATGGGTCAGAGCAGAAGCAGGTGAAAACCAATTCTTACCCATTAAATTACCATGGTATGTTCATCCTGAACGAGATGAAAGTTGGAGAAAAAAACAAGATGAACTATTAGGTGACCCAAGATTAGCAGCTCAAGAATGTGATTGTGACTTTAATACATCAGGTGATGTAGTATTTTATCCTGAATATCTTGAATTTATCACTCAAACTTATATTAAAGATCCCTTGGAAAGACGGGGTGCTGATCGTAACTTATGGATATGGGAACCAGCAGATTACACCCGTAGTTATATGGTTGTAGCTGATGTTGCTCGAGGAGATAGTAAAGACTTCTCTGCGTTTCATATTATTGATATAGATACTAATACTCAAGTAGGTGAATATAAAGGACAATTATCACCTAAAGAATTTGGTTATTTGTTAGTAGCAATAGCAACAGAATATAATGAAGCATTGTTAGTAATCGAAAATAATAATATAGGATGGGCGACATTAGACGCAGTTCAGGAAAGAGGATATAGAAATTTATATTATTCTCCTAAAACTGAAGCAACAACTGCAGAATCTTATTTAGAAAGATTAGACGACCCATCAAGACTAGTGCCTGGTTTTACAATGAATTTAAGAACCAGACCATTAGTTATTAATAAGTTTAGAGAATATATTGGTGATAAAAGTGTCATTATACAATCTAAACGTTTAGTTGAAGAAATGAAAGTGTTTGTGTGGAAAAATGGTAAAGCAGAAGCACAATCAGGTTATAATGACGACTTAGTTATGAGTTTTGGAACAGCAATGTATATAAGAGACACAGCTCTTAAGTATAAATCACAAGGTATTGATTTAGCTAGAGCAATGTTATCAAATATATCAAACACCAGACCTAATTCTCAAGGAGCTTATACCCCAAACGCGTACAATAATCCATACCAAATTAATTACGGTCACGGAACTGAGGACATTAGCTGGTTACTGTAATATTTATTGGTATAATTTAATATAAAATGGCAGATACTAGTGTATTTTCAAGGCTACAGCGACTATTCGCTACTGATGTAATAATCAGAAATGCTGGAGGAAATGAATTAAAAGTATTGGATGTTAATAGCATCCAAATGACTGGAGAATATCAAACAAATTCTCTTATAGATAGATATAATCGAATCTATTCAAGTAACAGCACATCTCTTTTTGGTGCTCAATTAAACATTAACTGGAAATATCTACGCACTCAAATCTACTCAGACTATGATGCTATGGATACAGATGCAATTATCTCTTCTGCCTTAGATATTATTGCTGATGAATGTACACTTAAAAATGATATGGGTGAAGTACTTCAAATTAGAAGTAGTGATGAAGACACACAAAAGATTTTATACAACTTATTCTATGATGTATTAAATATTGAGTTTAATTTATGGTCTTGGATTCGCCAAATGTGTAAATATGGTGATTTTTTCTTAAAATTAGAAATTGCTGAAAAATTTGGAGTATATAATGTTATACCATACACAGCATATCATATTGAAAGACAAGAAAATTATGACTATAAAAAACCAGCTGAAGTAAGATTCGCTTTTTCACCAGATGGTTATGCTGGTGGTTCAGGTTACTATGGAATTGGAGGTCAAGGTACTCAATCATCTAGAAAAGACGATAATAAAATATTCTTTGATAACTATGAAATGGCTCACTTCAGATTGATTACTGATGTGAACTATTTACCTTATGGTAGATCATATTTAGAGCCTGCTCGTAAATTATATAAACAATACATTTTGATGGAAGATGCTATGTTAATCCATCGTATTGTTCGTGCCCCAGAAAAACGTATTTTCTATATTAATGTTGGTTCAATTCCACCTAATGAAGTAGAAAACTTCATGCAAAAGACTATCAATACAATGAAGAAAACTCCATTTATTGACCCTCAAACAGGTGAATATAATATGAAGTATAATCAACAAAATTTATTAGAAGATTTTTACATCCCAGTAAGAGGTAATGATAGTGCTACTAAAATTGAACCTACTAAAGGAATGGATTACACAGCTATTGAAGATGTGAATTATTTAAGAGATAAATTATTCGCTGCTTTGAAGATACCTAAAGCATTCATGGGTTATGAAAAAGACTTAACAGGTAAAGCAACATTAGCAGCTGAAGATATCCGTTTTGCTCGTACAATTGACCGTATTCAAAGGATCATACTATCAGAATTATATAAAATTGCTTTAGTTCACTTATACACTCAAGGATATAGAAATGAAGCATTAACTAATTTTGAATTGTCATTAACTACTCCTTCTATCATTTATGATCAAGAAAGAATAGCATTAATGAAGGAAAAAGTAGATTTAGCTCGTAATATTATTGAAACTAAAATATTGCCTACTGATTGGATTTATGATAATATATTCCATTTAAGTGAGGATCAATTTGATGAATATAGAGACTTAATCGCTGAGGATCAAAAGCGTATCTTTAGAATGAAACAAATTGAAAACGAAGGTAACGACCCATTAGAATCAGGTAAGTCTTATGGTACACCTCATGATTTAGCAACATTATATGGTGCTAGTAGAATGGGTAGTTTACCTGATGGATATGATGAAGATCTTAAATTAGGTCGTCCCGAAGAAAAAGCATCAAATATGGGAACTCAAAAGAATGCGTTTGGTACTGATAGATTAGGTAACAAAGGTATGAAGAAAGGTGATGATACTGGTGAAGATAAATCATTAAAAAATAATTTTAAAGGTGGATCACCATTAGCTCTTGAAAATATGCTTAAAAATAAACCATTATTTGAAAGTTTAGACAAGAAAATATCAATGAAAAAAGACGATTCTTCATTATTAGATGAGTCTCAAATACGAGAATAAAAATCCCTCATATATTTATAAATAAAAATATACCAAAGTGAATATTAAACACTCGAAGTACAAAAATCCAGGAATACTCTTTGAATTACTTGTTAGACAAATAACAGCTGACACATTGTCAGGCAAAGATTCCCCAGCTTCAAATATATTAAAGAAATACTTTAGTAAATCTGAATTAGGTAAAGAATACAAAATATACGAAAGTTTCTTTAAACATGTAGGAAATATTAGTGAAGCTAAAGCGGATATGGTTGTGTCAACCTTAATTGAAAGTTCAAAACATTTGAACAGATCTGCTCTTAAAAGACAGAAATACAACTTAATTAAAGAGATTAAGGCTAATTATAATTTAGAGGAATTCTTTAGAACTAAATTACCCAATTACAAAGCACAAGCAGCTTTATTTACATTATTAGAGGTATACAATAGTGAAAATTTATCTAACCCAGACCAGATTATAGAAAATAAAACTGTTCTTTTAGAATATTTAACTAAAACTACCATTAATAAAAAAGAAGTTAAAGAAACTATCTTAGAAGAGTTTAAAAGTCAAGATAAAGATATTCGTGTTCTAACATATAGAGTATTACTTGAAAAATTTAATGACAAGTATGCTGATCTAAACAAAAATCAAAAATCAGTATTAAAAGAATTTATTAATAGCATTGATAGTACTCCTAAGTTAAAGGAATTCTATAATACTAAAGTAAATGAAATTAAAGAGGCTTTAATCGCATTAAATAAAAAAGTAACTGATAAAGCTATTCAAATTAAAATTCAAGAAGTTATGAACATTTTGCCTTCATTAGGTAAAACAGATAAAGTTAATGATGATCATCTAGTAAATCTTCTTCAATATTATCAATTATTAGAAGAACTTGAATCAGCAAAATGAGTTTAAGAGATAAAATAAAAGAAATAGTTAAAAAGCACTTGAAAGAAACAAGTGCTACTGGAACTGGATCTGGATTTACAGCTGGTTCAGGTGTTAATTATGCTACTCCATTTGCTTTTAATCCTAAAAAAGGTGCTAAGGGTGCTGAACATATTTATTATTATAAACTTGGTTACAAACCAGTTAATAAGAAAGCACTTAATAAAAAAGCTAAAGGTATTGAAGTAAAACAATTATGGGAAGAAGAAAATCCTCATTTTGATATTGAATCATATTTATCATCGTTACAAGCTGATGATGAAACTAAAAAATACATAGCTGGTAAATTAGGAGATTTTAATATATTAGCTAGTAAATTAAAAGAACTCATTACTTTAATAGGAAAAGCTAAAAATGAATCAATAAACTCATATAGAGATAACCCTCAAATGAGATCAATTTATGGAACAGATTTAGCTAGTTCTATGTTAGATGATATAATTGAATTATTTAAAGACTAAAAATGAAAACACTACAAGAACAATATAACCTTATTAAAGAAGGTAAAGGAAATAAAGATTATTTCCTAAAAACAGCTTTACGCCAATTTCCAGATATGTTATCACCTGTTAACACATTTGATGATACTGTTAGAATTCTTAAAAATAGAAGTATCATTAATGAGAATACTTGGGGTGTAGTTACTACAGGCAAAAAACAAGATTGGCATTCTATCTTTAATGAGAATATGACTGCTCTTAAAGAAGAAAAGGAAGCTAAAGCCGAAGAAAAAGAAACTACTAAAGAAGTTACAGACATGGCTACTCGTGGTTATGATTATAAAGACGAAAAAAACTATGATAACGTATTTGGTGAAGAATTTTTAAAAGGATTCTATACTGAAATGGGTGATATAAAAAATAAAGATAAAAGTGTAAATGAATTAAGAGCAATTGTAGCTAAAAATTTAGCTAAAGATTGTAATTATTATGTTAAAGATGGACAGTTTGGAATTAAAGGAGTAGGATACACAACTGAAGCGCCTGGTTTAGGTGAACCAAAAGAACCTAAAGGTAAACATAAGTCATCAGGATATGGTGATTTAAAAGAATCAGTATTACGCTCTCAAATTCATCTTTTAATTAAAGAAGTATTAGCTGAAGCAAAAGAACCACCTAAAGCTGCTTTAACTGCCTCAGAAAAATTATATGATAAATTAGGAAGCGTTAAAAAAGCTATAGACGCACTTCCAGAAAAATATAAAGAATATAAAGACACATTAGAAGCTCATCTTAAATTTAAATACAGAGACTAATGAAACAAGTATTAATAGAAACCCAATATTTTACTGCTAAACCTATTAAATTAGCTGAAGGAAAATCTTCAACAGGTAATCCTTTAGTTCAAGGTATTTTAGCCACAGCTGAAGTAAAAAATGGGAATGGTAGATACTATTCTAAAGACTTGTGGGAACGTGAGATTAAGAAATATATGGAGTGTGTTAATGCTAATAGAGCATTAGGTGAATTAGACCACCCAGACTCATCTATTATCAATTTAAAAAATGTTTCTCACAATATTAAAAAGATTTGGTGGGATGGAGACCATGTAATGGGTGCGATTGAAATTTTACCTACACCATCAGGTAATATATTAGCTGCTTTATTTGCTAATAATATACCAGTAGGTGTTTCATCACGTGGTATGGGCTCATTAAAACAAATGGGTGAATTAATGGAAGTACAAGATGACTTTGAGTTGTTATGTTGGGACTTTGTATCAACTCCTTCAAACCCAGGTTCGTATATGAAAGAAGTAGGTATGATGAATGAATCTAAAACACCTCAACAAATTAATAAGTATCAAAAAGTAAATTCTGTTATCACAGATATATTATGTGCTAATGGAACTTGCCCAATATTTTAACCTCTCCTAGAATAGTATTTTAGGACTGATGCCTCTCGAAAGAGAGGCATTTCTTTTTTATAAAAGGTGACTTTACATAAATCTATATATATGTATACTCAAATATGCTACCCCAATCTACTATGTAGCATGAATTAATAAAAAAATCTATTACGTTTCTTAATAAACGTATTTCCAAAACAATTATTTGAGGACAAAAAAATGAACAGAGAAATGCTTAAAGAAGCAATCGCTGAAGCTAAGACCATCAAGGAAACTGCTATCGCGAATGCTAAAGTCGCTCTTGAAGAAGCTTTTACTCCTACTTTAATGGCAAAATTTGCTGAAAAGTTAAATGAGACTGAAGACGAAGAAACGACTAATGAAACCTACAGCTTGGAAGAGGAAGGATTAGAAGAAGATTTTAATCTAGAAGAAATCTTAGCTGAACTTGACGAAATGAATTATGAAGAATTAGAAGAAACTGAAGACAAACTTGAAGAAGATTTAATGCTTGAAGAAATGTCTGATGAAGAAATCGAAGAACTTATCTTAAAAGTATTACGTCAAGAAATTGAGTCTGGTAACATTGAAGCCGGAGAAAATTTTGAAGAAGAAGAAACTGAAGTTGAAGACATGGAAGACATGGATGATATGGGTGGTGAAGAAGAAGAAGAGGAAGAAGAAGTTAAATTAGATGAGCTTTTAGCTGAAATCTTAGGTGAAGAGGAAAAAGTTGAAGAGGGTTTACTTGATAAAATTAAATCTTTCTTTGGTAGTGTACTTTCAAATTTTGAAAATGAAAACAAAGATGTTATCACTAAATTTCAAAATAGTAAAAAAACTAAAGAAGATCAAATTGAATTTATTAATGCTCTTAACAGCTGGGGAAGAAAAAACCAAATCGAAGGTCCATTTTTACAAGCTGCTAGAACAGCTGCTAGTGAAAAATATGGATTAGGCCTAAAAGGAGGTTCAGACACCGCAACTATGGGTACTTTTGAAGAAGCTAAAGAAATGGAAGAAACAATTAATGAATTACGTGCTGAACTTAATGAAGTTAATTTGTTAAACGCTAAACTTCTTTACACAAACAAAATTTTCAAAGCAAAGAATCTTACCGAATCTGAAAAAGTAAAGGTTTTAAACACATTCGACAAAGCCGAAACAGTAAAAGAAGTAAAATTAGTATATGAAACTTTAACTGAGTCTTTAAAAGCATCAACTGCTAAAAAGAACACAATTAAAGAATCATTAGGATCAGCTTCTAGAACAGTAAGTGCTCCTGTTGAATCAAAACAACCAATTATTGAAGTAAATGATGCTTTTGCTCGTATGCAAAGATTAGCAGGTTTGCGTAAATAAAAAATTAAATTAAAATAAACTAAAACCAATAAATTAAAAAAATGGAAACAATTCAATCATTAGTTGAATCTGCAAACCCATGGAAATCACTTCAAAGCGACGCTGCTAAGTTAGCTAACAAGTGGTCTAAAACTGGCCTTTTAGAAGGTTTGGGTGAGGATGTCAACCGTAACAACATGGCTTTGATGTTAGAAAACCAAGCAAAGCAATTAGTAGTAGAATCTTCTGCTACTGGAACTCAATCTTATTTTACCTCTGGTAACTCAGGTGAAAACTGGGCTGGTATTGCATTACCATTAGTACGTAAGGTATTCGGTCAAATCGCAGCGAAAGAATTCGTTAGTGTTCAACCAATGAACTTACCTTCTGGTCTTGTATTCTTCTTAGATTTCCAATATGGTACTACTAAGAACCCATTCACCTCAGGTGATTCTTTATATGGTAACCGCAATGCTTCTAGTACTACAACACCATTTGCTAATACAGCTGCTAATGGTGGATTATATGGTGCTGGTCGTTTTACTTACTCTACTAACCAATTCTCAGCTTCTGTAGCTTCTGGTTCTGTAGCCGCTTCTGAAGCAGTTATTGGCACAGCTACTTGGGCTATGATTGGGTATGACTCAGATCTATCAGCTTCTTTAGGTACTGGTAAGTTATTTACAGCTACTATTTCAGCTAGTGTTCTTAGCAACCCAGACTTAGATGCTGTTCGTGGATTTATAATTAGTGGTTTAACTAATCAATCTAGTATAGCTGCTGGTAGTCTTTTAAATGCTTATACTACTTATGATTCTACAACTAACACTATTAGATTTGTTGTTAGCGCATCTGCTGCTCCAACTGGTACAGCTTTAGTTGAGTACAACAAGAAAACTACTGATCAATATCGTGGTGATTTTGAAGATACATCTGCTACTTCATATTCAACACCTAATGCTGAAAGTGCTACAACTATTGTTATCCCAGAGATTAACATTTCTATGCAATCTCAAGCAATCACAGCTAAAACTAAGAAGTTAAAAGCTGCTTGGACACCTGAATTCGCACAAGATTTGAACGCTTACCAAAACTTGGACGCTGAAGCTGAATTAACTAACATCATGAGTGAGTACATCTCTTTAGAGATTGATCTTGAAATCTTAGACATGTTAATTGAAAATGTAACTTCAACTAATACTGAATATTGGTCAGCTGTTAACAATGTTACTTTGAATGCTACTACTTTACCAACAGCTAGTTTAGGATTCTACAACACTCAAGGTCAATGGTTCCAAACTCTTGGTACCAAAATCCAGAAGTTAAGTAACAAGATCCATCAGTTAACTTTACGTGGTGGTGCTAACTTTATTGTAGTATCTCCAACAGTAGCTACTATCATCGAATCTATCCCAGGATTTGCTTCTAACTCTAATGGAGACGCAGCAGATATGGAATATGCATTTGGTGTACAGAAAGCTGGTCAATTCAACAGCCGTTACACTGTTTATAAGAACCCTTACATGACTGAAAACACTATCTTAGTTGGTTTCCGTGGTAAGCAGTTCCTAGAAGCAGGTGCTGTATTCGCTCCATATATTCCGTTGATCATGACTCCTCTTATCTACGATCCAAATACCTTCACACCACGTAAAGGATTGTTGACTCGTTTTGCTAAGAAGATGTTACGTCCTGAATTCTATGGTAAGATCTTAGTTAATGGTTTGAATACCCTATAAGATAACCTTAGATAATATCTAACAATTAAGCCCAGAGTAATCTGGGCTTTTTTGTTAATATTTATATATAAATAATAAGTCATGACCGATTTCAACAGAACTGAAGAGGCACAAAATATCTTCAAAGAAAAGAGGAAGCCTAAAAATCCGATCACATTTAAGATAACATTAAATGAAGAACAAAAAGAAGCAAAACAAGTTATTTTAGATAACCCTGTTACTTTATTAAAAGGTATGGCTGGTTCAGGTAAAACATTAGTTGCTTGTCAAGTTGCTTTAGATCTAATATTTAGAAAAGATATTGAGCGAGTTATTATTACAAGACCTACTGTTGCTAAAGAAGAAATAGGTTTTCTACCCGGTGACTTAAAAGAAAAAATGGACCCATGGTTGGCTCCTATCTATGCTAACTTACATATGCTGTATGATAAGACTAAAATAGAAAAAATGGTAGCAGATGGACAGATTGAAATTGTGCCATTTGCGTTTATGAGAGGTAGAACATTTCCTGACGCTGTAGTGATAGTAGATGAATGTCAAAATATTACTCATGGTCAAACAGAAATGATATTAGGTCGTTTAGGTAAAGGTGGTAAAATGATATTCTGTGGAGATATTACTCAAACTGACTTAAAGCAAAAGAAAGATTCTGGAATTGGATTTTTTACTCGATTAGAGAGCGAAATCAAGGGAGTTAAAGTAATTACTCTTAAAACCAACCATAGACACGAAATTGTAGAACCTATACTTAAACTCTACTCAGATTATAGAGACTAATATTTATAAGTAAAACAAACACATGAATATTCCTATATATCCTGGATCTAGCTCTTTCACCACAGGAAGTACTCCTTTTGGATTTTATGATAATGATGCTCAATTCCAAACAGATGCTGACAAGGTAACTACATTTTGTGCTCGTCGATTAGGATACCCTATAATGGAAGTTGAACTACAAGATTTAAACTTCTATGCTGCTTTTGAAGAAGCTGTAACTACATATGGTAATGAGGTTTACGCTTTTCAAGCGATGGACAATATGTTAACATTAGAGGGTGCATCAGCTAATACAAGTGTAAATAACGCGCTTATAACACCTAATATGGCTACTATTGTTCGTTTATCACAACAATATGGTGAAGAAGCAGGTGTTGGTGGAAATGTAACTTGGTATAGTGGATCTATAGCTTTAACATCTAGTATTCAAGAATATGATTTAGCAGCTTGGGCTACAAGTCAAAATATATCTGGTGGAATTGAAATTAAAAGAGTATTTTACCAAGAAGTACCCGCTGTAAACCAAATGTATGCTCCTTATGGTTTAGGAGCATTTGGTGGACTAGGTGGAGTACCAGCAGCTGGTATTTATGGGGGTATATATGGTGGTGGTTACGGGGGTGGTTATTTAATGATGCCTGTAGCATTTGATGCCGCTGTAGTTCAAGGTATAGAAATGAGTAACACTATTCGTTTAGCCGCTTACTCTTTTGAAATTGTAAATAATAAATTAAAAATATTCCCTATACCTAATAATAATGATAGTAGAGGAGGATTTATTTGGTTTGAGTATATTAAAGTAGAAGATAGAATAAATAATAGTATAGCTCAACCTGCTAGTGGTTCTCAATTAGTAACAAATCCTTCAAATGCCCCATATGTTAATCCAACTTATAGTTTAATTAATTCTATTGGTAGACAATGGATATTTGAATATACTTTAGCACTATGTAAAGAAATGCTAGGATATGTACGAGGAAAATACTCTACAGTACCTATCCCTGACCAAGCTGTTACATTAAACCAGTCAGATTTATTAGCATCTGCTACAGCTGATAAAACAGCTTTAATAGAAAGATTAAGATTATATTTAACAGATATGTCTAAAAAATCTCAACTTGAAAGAAGAAAAGATGAAAGTGAATTTAGAAGGCTAGAAATTAATAATGTACCAATGACTATATATATCGGGTAATGGCTTTATTTGGATCATCAAGAGATATATCAATGTTTAGAAAAGTCAACCGTGAGTTGTTAGGTGATGTTATTACCCAACAACTTGCTGTTTACAAATATGCTTTAGATAAAACTAAAGTAAATATGTATGGTGAAGCATCTGATGGTAGATGGTTTAACAGTCCTACATTATTAAATGCTTTAATTACCATTGAAAGAAAATCAGATGGTACAAGTGATTTAGGAGTTGATTTTAATTGGAGCATTAAAGCTGCTTTCTTAAAAGATGATCTTTTAGACGCTAATTTAGTTGTTGAAATTGGAGATGTTATTCTATATCAAGAATCATATTTTGAAGTAGATGTAGCTACAGATACTCAATATTTTGTAGGTAAAGACCCTCAATACCCATATAATACAAACCCATTAAACCCAGGATTAGAACAATTTGGCTATAATGTATCATTAATATGTGAGGCACATTACATCCCAGCTGATAGAGTAAATATTATTAAACAAAGATTATAATGGCTAAACAAAGAAAAGTAACACCTAAAACACAAAGAGAAATAAGTGTTTCTTTACAAGAACCTTATAATCCTCCTACTGACGCTATTGGATTTTCTCCTACAGGTAATCCTAATAACGCTAATATAATTAATAGAGCAAACCAAACTTCATTTAAAGATGACACTGTAAAACCTTTATCTATTGGTTTAGAAGATTTAGACTGGGCTGTAATGTATTATTTCCAAAACGTTATCCGCCCTACAGTTAAGCAAAATGAAGAATTACTACCAGTCCCAGTTATATATGGTTCTCCTGAAAAATGGAAATCATACCAAAAAGATGGCTACTATAGAGATTTAAATGGTAAAATAATGGCTCCTCTTTTAATGTTTAAAAGAAATAATATTGAAAGAAATAGATCTTTAACTAATAAATTAGATGCTAATGATCCCCATAATATAGCAATTACTGGAAAAAAATATAGTAAACAAAACGCATATAGTAATTTTAGTATATTAAACAATATAAAACCAGAAGAAACATATTATGCTACTGTAGTCCCAGATTATCTAACAGTTACATATGATTGTGTTATATTTACTTATTATAATGAACAATTAAATAAGATTATTGAGGCTGTTGAGTACGCTGCTGACGCATATTGGGGTGATCCTGAACGGTTTAAATTTAAAACAAATATTGATTCATTTGCTTCTACTGTTGAATTATCTGATAATGCTGAAAGAGCAGTTAGAAGTTCATTCACATTAAGAATGCATGGTTATATTATACCTGATGTAGTGCAAAAAGATCTTACATCAATTAATAAATTCTCAAATAAAAGTGTTATTAATTTTACAACAGAAATTGTTAACAATATTAATAATTTAACATCTTAATAGTATATTTATAAACAAAACAATGGAATCAAAAGTTTTAACCCAAGAAGAAATTCAGTCATTAAAAGAATTACAAGAAAATCAACTAAATTTACTCACTACTTTAGGTGATATTGAGTATCAAATTTCAATTTTAGAGTCTAAAAAACAATTTTTAAAAAATCAAGTTTTAAAACAAATTGAAAATGAAGCTAAAATTGGAAAAGAATTACAAGAAAAATACGGTGATGGAAATATTGATCTAGAAAAGGGAGAATTTATTCCTACCTTATAATTTTGAGTACTTTTAAGATATTTATAACAAAAATTAAAACACAATACTAAAACATGGCAGAAACATTAATATCACCAGGTGTATTAGCGAGAGAAAATGATACCTCATTTGTAACCGCTGGCCCAGTAACAGCCGGAGCGGCTATCATAGGTCCAACTGTAAGAGGACCTGTTGGTATACCTACAATAGTTACTTCATATAGTCAATATCAACAAAAATTTGGTACTACTTTCACAAGTGGTAGTGATAGTGATATATTAACTTACTTTACCTCAATAGCAGCTTACAATTATTTTAATAATGGAGGCACATCATTATTAGTAGCTCGTGTAGTAAGTGGGTCATATACCCCAGCTTCTACAGGCACAACTGGGGATTGCATAAGTGGTAGTGCTGGAGCTACAAACCCAGTATTAGTATTAGAAACAATAGCTCAAGGTGCTGATCAAAATAGTTCAAGTTCATTAGATGCTAGTGGCTCATTAATTAGTGGATCAGCTAATAATATTAGATATCAGATTTCAAATTGGAATACATCTTCTGGAACATTTACTTTATTAGTTAGAAAAGGAAATGATAATACATTAAACCAAACAGTATTAGAAACTTGGACTAATCTATCTTTAGATCCATTTTCACCAAATTTTGTATCTAAAATAATTGGAGACCAATACCAAACGTATGTTACTGATGGAACTTCATATTATTTACAAACAACTGGTTCTTACCCAGGTGGTTCAAATTATATTAGAGTAAAATCTGTAGTAACCACACCTAATTATTTTGATAATACAGGTGTACCTAAAGCTCAATATACTGCTTCTATTCCTATTAATACAAGTGGTTCATTTAGAGGAGCAGTAGGATCATTAGCTGGTGGAGCTCAATTTTATGACCAAATAACAACAGCAGCTAACGCTCAGGGTGTTCCAATTGGATCAAATAATGGACAAGGTTACCCAGATATGATTAACTTATTATCTAATCAAGATGATTATAAATTTAATATATTACTAACCCCAGGATTAATTAACTCACTACAAACTGGACTAATATCTAGTATAATAAACATAGCTCAAAATCGTGGTGACTTTATTCATGTGACTGATTTAGTAACTTATGGTAATACATTAAGTGGTGTAACTGGTCAAGCTTCTGGTAGAAATACATCATATGCTGCTTCTTATTGGCCTTGGGTTCAAGTTCAAGACCCAGATAGTGGAAGAAATGTTTGGGTCCCAGCTTCAACAGTAATAGGTGGTGTTTATGCTTATAATGATAGTGTTGCTGAACCATGGTTTGCCCCAGCAGGTTTAAATAGAGGTAGTCTTCAAGTTATTAAAGCTGAAAGACGTTTATCTCAAACAGATAGAGACACATTATATGATGGTAAAGTAAACCCAATAGCTACCTTCCCAGGTCAAGGAGTAGTAGTGTATGGCCAAAAAACATTACAAACTCAAGCCTCAGCTTTAGATCGTGTAAATGTTCGTCGTTTATTAATCGCTCTTAAGAACTATATTTCTCAAGTCGCTAATAACTTAGTATTTGAACAAAATACAGCTACAACAAGAAATAATTTCTTAGCGCAGGTAAACCCATACTTAGAATCAGTTCAACAAAGACAAGGTTTATATGCTTTTAGAGTAATAATGGATGAAAGTAATAACACAGCAGTAGATATTGATAGAAATCAATTAAATGGTGGAATTTATATTCAACCAACTAAAACAGCTGAATATATTTACTTAGATTTCAATATTACACCAACTGGAGCTACCTTCCCAGCGTAATTTTTAAAAATTAGATATTTATAATAAATAAAAAAACATGGCAATATTAGACGCAAACGAAATATTCTTCACAGCCTTTGAACCAAAGCAGGCTAATAGATTTATCCTGTATATGGATGGGGTACCTAGTTATATAGTTAAAGGAGTAAATGCTGTTACTGTATCACAAGGTGAAGTAACATTAAACCATATTAATGTTTACAGAAAAGTTAAAGGTAAAACTACTTGGGGTGATATTCAAATGACATTATTTGATCCAATTACTCCATCTGGAGCTCAAGCTGTAATGGAATGGGTACGTTTACATCATGAATCTGTAACAGGTAGAGATGGATACTCTGATTTTTATAAGAAAGATTTAGTATTAGATGTTTTAGGACCTGTAGGTGATGTAGTTAGTGAATGGATTATTAAAGGCGCATTTATTAAAGAAGCTAATTTTGGTGATTATAACTGGGATACAGCAGATACAGCTGTTAATATTACAATGACTGTAGCTATGGATTATTGCGTGTTAAACTTCTAATATTACTACTTAACAATAAAAAGAGCTCGCTTTTAGCGAGCTTTCTTTTTTTAATATTTATAATAAAATAATATGGGTTTAAAACAATTATTATTACAAGGTCAAACTACTTTAAGCGTTGGAAGTTTTCCTGGAGATACTCCAATTAATGACCCACAATCTGGATTTGTTCAAGATAACTTACCAAATGATACTTATGTAGATGAAACATTTGGTCAACCAAATAATGGAAGTGCTTTAATAAATACTTTAGATAATACTGGATTAGATAATACTGTAACATCATATGACACTAGCACCCCTCCCCCACCAGTAAATACAGATTATCCTCAATTATCTAGAGGAGAATTTGGAGGAGTTTCTAATAATTATAACCAAGTTTATGGTCCTAATAATACTTATTTAAGTAGTGTTTCTATTGAAGATACTAATAGTCCTCAACTGAATACTTTAGATAAAACTAGTTTAGACAATACTAATCAATCTTCTATTTCTAATATTCCTATTCCAAATAATATTAGCTCCCCTACAGACTATCCACCTATAGTTTCTGGTGAATTTGGGAACGCTCCATCTCAATATGAGTCGCAATACAATGCGAGTAACACATATTTAAGTACTGTTGGTACAATTAGTGTACCTGCTAATAACAATCAAGTATACTCATTAGATAACACCGGATTAGACAACTTAAATTCTAATTTTGATCCAACTACTTTTAAACCAAATAATATTAGTTCTCCTACTAATTATGGTAATATTTCGCCATCACCAAATATAAAACTAGGAGAATACGGAGGAGCTCCATCACAATATTCTGATGAATATTCACCAGCTAATACTTATTTAAATCAAATTGACTCCCCAGAGTTTAATGGTATTCAAATATCAGCTATTACAGGTTCTGGATTAGATACAGATTTAACTAATTCAGCTGAAACTGTTTTTACTGTTCCTTTACCTGATACCATAACAACTTATCCAGCTGATAATGTAACCCACAATACTCTTTCCTCAGGAACAAATTCAGCTCCTAAACCATTCAATCAAATCTGGAATGACAATAATGATTATTATGAATTTATGAAAGAAAATTGGGAAGGTCATTAAAATTCTAATTTTGTATATATTTATATAAGACATTAAGTTATAATAAATAAAAGCTATGAGTGAAAATAAATTAAAAATGCCAACAGAAATTGTTGAGCTCCCATCTCAAGGGTTAATATACCCAGAGTCTTCACCTTTATCAAGTGGTAAAATTGAAATGAAGTATATGACTGCTAAAGAAGAAGATATATTAACAAATCAAAATTATATTAGTAAAGGTATTGTATTAGATGAATTAGTTAAATCTCTTATTGTATCTAATATAAATTATGATGATTTATGTATTGGTGATAAAAATGGCATTTTGATAGCCGCTCGTATTTTAGGTTATGGTAAAGAATATACATTCATGTACGGTGGAGAAGAATATACAATTGATTTAACTACTATAGAAAACAAATCTATTGATGCTGATTTATTTAAAAAAGGTACAAATGAATTATCATTTACCTTACCAGCTACTAATATCTCTATAACTTTTAAATTATTAACTGGGCAAGACGAGAAAAAAATTAAAGCTGAGTTAGAAGGTTTAAAGAAAATTAACAAAAATTCATCAGCTGAATTATCTACTCGTTTAAAATACATTATTACATCTATAAATGGTAATAGAGATCAAAAAGATATTAGAGAATTTGTAGACACACAATTATTAGCTCGTGACTCCAGAGCGTTGAGGGAGTATATAAAGGAGGTGCAGCCAGACGTTGATCTGACCTTTTTTCCCGATAGGAGCGACGAGAAAGTCTCAATTCCAGTTGGACTTAGCTTTTTTTGGCCTGACGCCTGATATAGTCCCACAAATAAGAGCTAATTTATTTACTCAAATACATGAAATAGTTTTCCATGGTCAAGGAGGATATAATTGGGAAACTGTTTATAATATGCCTACTTGGCTTCGTAAATTTACTTTTAATAAACTAAGAGAATATTATGAAAAACAAAACCAACATAATAATGAAGATTTAGCTACTCAATCTCAAAAAATAAAAGAAGGTAAAATAGATTTACCATCTCATTTTAAAGGTAAAATAGATAATAGTAAGAAAATAGCCAAGTATTAAAACTTGGCTTTTTTCATATTTATAACATATACATTATAATATGGCTTTAACTCCTGAAGAACAAAAGAAACTAAATAATCTCCTTAAAGAAGGTATTGAATTAGCTAAAAAATTAGGTTTAACCGCTGATGAGGCTAGTTTAAAAAATTTTACAGGTGATTTAGTTCAAGCTGAAAGAATAGTAAAATCTTTAAGAGATGAATGGAAAGATTATATTAGTGATATTGCTGGGGCTAGAGAAGGATTTGTTCGTATTCTTGATGAAATTAAAGGTATAAACAGTGGGATTAATAGATCTAAAGAAGCTTTTAAAGGATTAACTAGTTTAGCTGCTAAATTGCAAAGCCATGCTGATGGAACTAATAGATTATCTACTAAAGAATTAGAAAAGCTAAAACAACAAACAAAACAAAGAGAAGAAGATTTAAAATTAGCTGGTAAATTAGCTAAAGATAGAGTAAAAGAATTAGAAGGTAAAGCTACATTATCTAAAAAAGAAAAAAAAGAATTAACTGAAGCTAGAATTGCTCATCAAAATATTTCCCAAGAAATAACTAAAAACGCAGGGCATTTAAAACAATTTAATGAGCAATTAGATCGCAATATTGATGTTCAAAAACAAATTGAAAAATCTTTAGGTGTTACTGGGGCCCTAATGAAAGGGATGTCTAAAATCCCATTCCTAGGAGACCTACCAGGTATGAGTGACATTTTAGGTAATGTAGAAGAAGATATTAGACAGATTGAAGAAAAAGAAGGAAGAATAGTTAGTAAAAGCGAAGCTATGAAAATGGCTTTTAAAAAGATGGGTCCGACTTTAAAAGAAGGATTAACAGATCCATTAGTTATAGGAGGTTTTTTATTTAATGAGATGAAAGCTGCTATATTAGGAGCTGACAAAGCTACAGGTGAACTAGCTAAAAATACAGACTTAACTTATACTGAAGCACTTCAAGCTAGAGAAGAATTTACAAATATAGCTAATTTGTCAATGGATAGTGCTATTAACACTAAAGGATTACAAGAGAGTTATAGTGCTATAGCATCATCATTAGGAGCTCAAGCTGATATTAATCAAAAAGATTTAGAAACCTTTACTAAATTAAGAGAACAAGCTGGATTTACTAATGAAGAATTAGCTGGGATGTATAAAATGTCTTTAGTAACTGGTAAATCTATTGAACAAACATCTGAAGAATTTTTAGGAGGTGCTGAAGCTTTAGCTAAACAAAAAGGTTTATCTATCAATGTTAAGCAATTAATGAAAGACTCAGCATCTGTATCAGCTGATATTAAATTATCATTAGGTGGAAGTGCTGAATCATTAGCTAAAGCTATGGTATCTGCTAAAGCATTAGGTGTTAATCTAGAAAAAGTAGATGATATAGCTAACTCATTATTACAATTTGAAGACAGCATATCATCTGAATTAGAAGCAGAATTACTAACTGGTAAAGATATCACTCTTGAAAGAGCAAGATTAGCCGCTTTAAATAATGATTTTGCTACTGTAGCTGAAGAGATAAATAACCAATTAGGAGGATCAGCTGAATTCTCAGCTATGAATCGTCTTCAACAAGAAGCTATAGCTAAATCAGTTGGTATGACAAGAGAAGAGTTAGCTAAATCTTTAACAGAACAAGAGGCATTACAAAAAGTAGGTGTTAAAACAGCTGAAGCCGCTAAAGAAAAATATGATGCCTTAGTAGCTCAATATGGAGTTGAAAAAGCCCAACAAATGTTAGGTGATGAAGCTTTAGCTAGACAATTTAAACAACAGGATAATCAAGAAAAAGTTAATCAAGCTATTGAAAAAGCTAGAGATTTATTTATAGGACTAGCCCAACCTATATTAGAATTTGTAACTCCTATAGTTGATCTAGTTACAACTATACTCCCAGCTGTTAATTTTTTATTATCTCCCTTGATTGAAGGATTTAAACTTATTGGGAATTTAGTTTCTGGGTTTGTTGATGGGTTAAAAAAAGGACAACCAATTATGGTAGCTATAGCTGCTGGGTTAACAGCTATATTAGCTCCTACTATAATGACAGCTATATTTAGTATTTTTAGTGCTTTTGCTAAAATACCATTTGGAGTAGGGATTCCTTTAGCTATCACAGCTGTAGCTGGAATGATAAGTCTAGCTACTAAATCAGCTAATGATGTTAAAAAAATTAAAGATGGAGCTATTGATTCCAATGGTGGTTTAGTAGTATCTAAACCTGAGGGAGGAATTGTAGCTCAAGGTATTAAAGATGATAATGTTGTATTCACTACTAATGATGTTAAATCTGGAGGAGGAACCTCAACTGGAGGAAACACATCAGGCATGATGTCTGAGTTAGTCGCTATTAAAAACTTACTTCAACAAATAGCTTCAACACCAGGTAAAGTTGAAATTGATGGAACAGAAGCTGGTAGAGTATTAGCCCCATTAATTAACCAAACTAACCTTCAAACCCAGGTAAAAACCCAATAATGTTTAATATTTATAATAAACCTTTAAAAATATACAACTATGGGACTATTAGACAAATTTTTAGATGATGGATCAAATTACACTACATATAATAATGCTGGACAACCAAATACAGTATTAGCTACAAACCAATCCACTCTTCACTACTACTCAGTAGGTAGATTTGAATATATGCAAGATGTTAATAATAGTTATCAACAGTATGATGACGGTGCTCTTAATCCATTACCTATGCCTTCCCAATTAGATATTAGTAATGGGTACACTCCATTCCAATACCAATATAGCTTACCAGAAGGAATTAACTTAGATAATTTAGGATAATAATTTATAAAAATCACTTGAATGCCATTAATAACATCTAACACAGATCTTAAATCGTTATCCTTTGGTCACGATAGACCTGGTGGTGGATCAAGTGGTCAACCTTTTTTATTCACTGGATTTAATATACCTAATGTAGATTTTCCACCTCCTAATACAACATTAGAACAAGCTTACAGTGGGTCAGCTGGATTTGGAATAGGACAAAATCTTTTTGATATACCTCCACTAACACTTTTAGTTGGTAAAAATGTTAGAGAAGTAACTTTATTTAAGGGTAATGGTATAGATATAGCTACACCTATTATTAATGGTTTAGATAAAGCCGCTAAATTTATAACAAATGGAGCTGAAGGAGCTGTAAATGCTGTTATCGGGGCTATTAATAATTCATTTGATACAACCCAAAACCCAAGCTCTCCTGATTTTCTTTGGAGAAAAAATAGATTTAATATAGCTCATTCATTTGCTGATACTGTTAGAGTTACTAAATTTTTAACAACCCCATCAGGTATATTCTTTATTATTAAGCAGGAATTATTAGAAAGACAGAATGTTAAAGTAGATGGATACACTAGACTTTACAACCCAGGAAGTACTATAGCTCAAGTTGGTGTTAACTCTATTGGATATCATTTAAATAAAGCAGGTATAAATCCATTTGAACGAAGTTACTTTAAAGGTGGTAATATAGGATATTTTGATAATGCTAGACTTTACAAAAATAGATTTGGTTTACCTAATCAACCTGATGATATAGGTAGAGGGTCTAATAGGTTAACATTATTAACTTTATCTAAAATAAACCAAGAAAATACTTTACAAGTAGCATTAGCTACTAATAACCAATATGGAGTCACTCCTCCAGGAAGTGTAGATCTTTTAAAATATGGAGGTGGTCCTGGTTCTATATTAGGTATAGGAAATACTAATATTCGTTGGCAAAATCCTACTAGGACTGTCTTATTAAGAAGAGATAAAACAGGTTTTAGTAAAGTTACTAATGAATCAAATTATAACTATTTAACCCCAATAGGTTCTCCTAACATAGTCTGGTATTATAATCCAAATGCTTCAACTACTACTATTAATGGTGTAGCTAAAAAAATTAGTGTTTACCAAAGTTTATATTTGTCACTTCCTGAAACTGATAGAGATAAATTATTTAATTTATACTTTAATGGTGGAATTAATTATAGAAATAATACTTATACTATAAGTAGCAGTTTATACTCCCCACCAAGTTTACTTAGTGAATCATCTACTATTATAAGTAGAAAAGGAACAGACCCAACTAAACCAGAATATTACACCCCAGACAGTAATTCTACTACTTGGGTTTATACAGCGGCAAATGGTGCTGCTAAAAAATATTTTGATGTAGCTAAAGAAGAAATTAATACTACTAATACATCATCATTATTTGATAGTATTTTTATTGGAGGATTACCTGGAGAGTCTAAGAATACTAATTCTACTAATATATTTTCAAATAAAAAAAATAACACAGATAAAGATCTTTTTACTTTAGATGGTGTTCAAATAGCTAATAAAACATCTTTAGGTAAAGCCCAAAATACTGAATTTGGAACTTCAGGTATAGTGGATTTTAGAAGTGGAAGTTTTGTAGATCAAAATGGAAAATCATTAGTATCATCAACTGATTATACTGTATTTAATAGAAATACATATGGTAGTAAAACTTCATTTAAAGGAAATTATTCTGGAGGTAGTAGAATTACAGATCCAAATGCTGGAATAAGTTCTGATAGTAGTAGTAATGATTTTATTACTCTCCAATTTACTGTAACATCACCTCAAACTACAATTGCAGTTAATTTTAAAGCTTATTTAGAAAACTGGAGTGATGGATTTAAAGGAGATTGGAGTTCTATTAAGTATATGGGTAGAGCTGAAAGTTTTTATAAATATAATGGGTTTTCAAGAGATAGTTCAATTTCTTTTTTAGTACCTACTTTATCAAGATTAGATTTAAAAAATAATTATTCTAATTTAAACCAATTAATTAGTAGTGTAGCCCCATCATATTCAACAGGAACAGGTGGAGCGACAGTGGGTTTAATGAGAGGTGTTATAACATATGTAACTATGGGTGATTATTTTAAAAACATGCCTTCTATAGTCAATAATGTAAATTATGAACAAATTAATGACATGGGGTGGGATATAAATAGAAATCAAGATGGAACTAAAATTACTGATAGTTTACAATTACCTAAAGGAATTAAAGTAAATATTTCATTTACCCCACTTCATAATTTTGTTCCTCAATATAATGAAAAATATATAGGATGATAAAATGAATAGATATCAAAATACTAAAATAATAAATCAACCTGATACTAATATAAAATACTATAGAGACACTAAATACCCTATTGTACCTTTATCTATAGATGATATATATGTTATAGCGACAGAAGGAGATAGATATGACAAACTAGCTCAACAATACTATAATGATTCAACATTATGGTGGGTTATATCTATAGCTAATGATAATCTTCCTCAAAATTCTTTATATCTTCCTGAAGGACTCCAAATACGTATACCCAGTAATGTTAGTAGTATTATAGCCGCTTATAACATTTTAAATTCATAAGTTATGCCAAAAAATATTGTAGGGTCTAAGTTTGATGACTATGTCAAAGAACAGATTGAATATAGACAAAAAGAACTATATAACCTAAAAAAATCTAAATCCTCAGAAACTTTAATATATCAAAATGCTAACACAGCGTTTTTACGATTAACTTCTGGAGTTGATATAGATGGAGAACAACCTGGAACCTCAGCTAAAAAATATCAATTATTTAATACTAGATTTGACAACCAATTTGCCACAGGTGTAGGATTAGGTGGGAACACAGCTTATGGTTTTGAATCTAATAGTGGATATGGATTTTCCCCACCCCCAGGTCTGGTTTCAGCAGATGTTAAATCTTTAAATAGAGGATCTTTAAGAGAAGCTACAATTAAAATACTATGTCATAATATTGATCAATTTAATATTATAGATAAATTATATCTTAGATTAGGATTTTCCATGTTATTAGAGTGGGGATGGTCCCAATATTTTAATAGCTCACCAAAATTTAAAGGTACATTTCAAACCACATACCATAATGTAGCTACAGACCAATATTTCTTAAAAAGAAATAACCAAATAAATATCCTAAACCAAATTCAAGCTGATAGACAAAGTTCTTGTGGTAATTATGATGCTATGTTTGGTTTGGTAAAAAACTATTCCTGGGATTTACAAAAAGATGGAAGTTATGATATAACTATAAACTTAGTGTCGGTAGGAGATGTTATTGAATCTTTAAAAACTAATGTATCTCATCCTACTAATGCTCCTCAAACAACAAATGTCCCTCAAGACCAACCACCTTTACAATATAACGCTCAAAAATCTACTTTAAATAAAATATTATGGTGGTTAGCTAGCCAATTAAAAGCAGAAGATCTATATAATAATGGTAAATATTATTTACAAGGCCCAGAAGTAACAGCTGATTTAATAGCTAATGGAATTGGAGTTAAACCAAATCAAAACAATGATGATCTAACCGCTGAAGGTGAAGTTGTTGGTTTTGTGTTCCCTCAATTACTTGGAGTAAAAGAAGGCTCTTCAATCCCAGGTGTGCAAGCTCAATATTTTATGAAACTTGGATTTTTACTAAGATGTTTACAAAACTTTTGTTTATTATATGATGAAACACAATCTAATCAAGGATTAATTAATTTAGATTTTGACAAAAATTCAAGTTTTTGCTTCACATATGGACGACATGGTAGTTTAGATCCTAGAGTATGCTTGATAGAAGTAAACAAAGATTTATCAGGCACAGTACCACCTCCCCCATCTAACTCAGGAGGTAACACATCAGTGGCGACATCAAATGGTCTAGTTATGACTGTTAAGGAATATACTTGGAGAGGAATACATGTTCAAGACGGAACTAACCCAATTCCTCCTGACTTTTCCAAAGGAGTAGCACCTATGACTTCAGAAATAACAGCTAAGGGAAGTGCATTTGGTTTTGCATCTGCTAATCTAGTCAATGGTTATTATTCTCTTCAACAAGGTAATCCAACTTTTATAAATCTTTATGAAGATATTCAAGATAAAGCAAGTATAGAAGCAGATATACAAAAATACACCCCACCATCCCCAGGATATATTACTACTGAGACAACTCAACCTGCTACCTCAACTACAGCTAATGTAATAACACCGGTGTATTCAACCTTTTGGTATGGGATTTCAACACAATATAAAGATTTTGTTGATAAAGTACTTAATAAAAATCCAACCACAAGTACAGGTTTAATAGATATAGGTATTAATAATGAAGTTATAACAGAAATATTAGAGAATAACCCAACTATTTTTCAAAGAAATTTTAAATACGATGGGGCATTTGGTCTAGCTGATGGTTCAATACATATAAAAGAATATAAATATAAAACAGTTACATTCACTGATGCTAATGTTGGGTATACTAATAATAATACTTCTCCAACTGGTGAGGGAAATAATTTAGATGTACAAAATAATTTATTTGATGATATTAAAGATGGTATACAATTTAAATATGACAATACAAGTCTCACTAAACAATTCATAGGTAGAACATTAAACATGTATATTAACATGGATTATATAGCTAAAACCTTAGAAAATTATATAGATATTAAAACTGGAGCTATATCTGTGTATGATTTTTTAGATAAATTAATGAGTGGGGTACAACATGCTTTAGGTAATATTAATAATTTTAGTGTCTCATATAACCAAGATAATAATTCTTTTAGAATAATTGATAATACATTCATACCTGGATTAGGAAGTATCCCAGAAGCAAGTGGTTTATTTGATAACCCGACTAGATTTATAACTCACACCCTAGATAGTACTGAGGGTAGTTTTGTAAGAGATGCCTCTGTAAAAACCCAATTATCAAATAATTTTGCTACTTCTGTTACAGTTGGAGCTCAAGCTAATGGTAATGTTGTAGGATCTAATTCAACAGCTTTAAGTAAATGGAATACGGGGCTAACAGATAGGATAATTCATACTAAATCAAATATTAATAATCCTAAAGGAGGATCATCTGATGTGGCCACAAATTATTATTCAAATGTAGGTTTAATACAAAACCTATACTCAGCTATTAATGATGGTAATATAACAGATGAACAAATTGATGGTTCAAAAGATGCAGGTATAGATTTATTTAATTTTGAATTAGGAGAATATGTTAAAGAAGATATTATTCCAAGTATAGGATTTTTACCTATTAATCTTGAATTAACTATGGATGGCTTAAGTGGAATGAGAATATATGAGTCATACACAGCTGATACTAGGTTACTACCAGAAAAATATCAAAATAAAATTCAATTTATAACAACAGGTATATCTCATAAAATTCAAAACAATGATTGGACTACAACAATAACAAGCATATCAGGCCCAAGATATGATGGTAAAACAGTAAAAGATACCCCTACTTTAAAAAGCCATAATTTAGGATGGATTCAACAAGTAGTTAAAGATGAATCAAAAGACTGGTTTTCTCAAACAATAAGTAAAGCACAAACATTAAATGGAAAATGTACTAGTGTACGTGGAAAGTTTATACATACTGGAAAAGAACCTCAATTTAGTGAAAAAAGAACACCTAGAAGTATAATACTACACGTTACTGATGGTCCTCCTTCACAAACCGCCCAGTCTATTGTTGACTATGTTGGAAGATGTAATGGTTCATTTGAGAGAGGAGGTATACACTATGCTGTGGGTATAGATGGAACTGTAGTCTCAGGAATACCTGAAGACACAGTTAGTATCCATGGAAATTATTGGAATAAATATGGTATAGGTATAGAAATAGTTAACCCATTTTCTTTATATACAAAAGATAACAAATACTACTTAACTAGTGATTATAAACATGAGGTTTCATCAAATAATGTAGAAATAACCTCATTTAGTTATGGTGGGTATAATACATGGTACCAATATCCAACAGTACAGATGGAAGGACTAAAAACTTTATTAACAAGTATAATGTCTAGATACCCAGATATTAAAACAGCATTTAAAGCTTATGATAGAAGAAAAATATACAAAGCATTATGGGGATTTGATGAAATACCAGTAGTTGGAAAAAATTATAATAAAAAAGCTTTTGGAAAATATGATGTGTATGGAATATATGGACACGCTACTGGAGGTGGTGACCATGGTGACCCAACCCCAGCATCAAATCTTATTAATATGCTTGATAGATTAAGAATAACAATTTGATAATATGCCTTACTATCCTAAAAATAAAATACTAACTAATCAAGTAGCTATAGCATCAGATGAATCATCTTTTGTATATGTTGTATCTTTAAAACCATATGTTGGTCCCTATTACAAACTAGCTACAGGTGAAATGTTCACAGGAAAATACCCAGGTGATGGTGAAAATAGTAAAATAAAAATAATTAGTGAATTAGGTAGTATTGAACATGCCACTATTATATCTACTACACCTACTGCACCTACTGCTCCTACTTTAAATACTACAAATGCTTTACCATTACATCCAACCCCAGATGATTATAAATTTGGAAGTTTTATAAGATATTTTTCTAAAAAAAGAAATGAATATTTGTTTAAAGAATTAACTAAAAATCAATATAATGAATTAAATTCATTAAAAAATCCTAATTTTTCACTTTTTAAACCATTTTATATTAAATGGATGTTAACTGGAAGTGTGACTACAGTTAGTGATTTTAATCGTTACTCTATATTAAATGCTGAAGAAAAAGAACAAGTATATGGGTTAAATGAATTCTTAAAAATGAATTATACTCAATATTATCAACCAACAGTTTAATATTTATAATTAAAAATGGCTGAATATTTCCCCATAGATATTGGTGGTACAGGAAACTATTACGGTGCCTTCACAGGTACAGGGACATTCTTTACAGGATCATTCACTGGTTCATTTTCAGGAGACGGAAGTGGGTTATCAGGTATAGAAGGAAGATCAACTGGGTCCTTATTAACTACAGCTTCATTTGCTGATAATTCTTCAAATACTAATATATCTTTTACAAAAGGTGATGGCAATAAATTTAATGTAAACATAAGTAAACTAGTTGATGGAGGTACTTTTTAATGAGTACTAGAACACCATTTCAGTGGGGTAATGCTAATTTCTCTTGGGAGTCAAATCCATTCCCGAATCAAAGCGCTAATCCGTTTACCTGGGATGATTGCGCGCTTATAACTGAAGTAGTTCAAACATTAGGTGGAGGGTATACACCAGATGATTTTTTTGGTAAACAACCTGAAAAGAAAAAGAAATTTATTAAACTACTTTGTAAAGTAGAAGGTAAAGAATATAAAGAGACTAAAGAAGTAATAAAACGTAAAATACGTATATCGGACGTAGCCTTAGTAGCTAAAGAAGTTTTAGGCATAAACATTAAAGTAGAATTATAATGTATAAATTATTTACTGACAAACCTGAAGTATTTGAGTGTAATATTAAACTTGAAGGTGCTTCATTAAAAAATAGTCAAGCAAGACTAATCATCGAATCAGAAGATGTTAATCTTTTATTTGAAGGCACCATTAATAAAGATGGAAAGTGTTCTATTCCTATTAAAAAACTAAAAGGTCTTTTAGAAGATAACACCTCAGGTCAAATAAAGCTTGAAGTTATAGCAGAGGATACTTATTTTACACCTTGGAAGTCAGAATTTATAGTAGAAGCATCTCGTAAAGTAACTGTTGAAGTTAAATCTAGTGACGCTGAAATTATAAAGGAAAATGCTCCTAAAATTCAAATTACAGGAATTGAAGAAGTAGATCCAATTACTGAACATATTATTAAAATTGTTAAAATGTTAGTTAAAGAAGATATTAATCTTAAGAATTTAACAGTTAAAAAGGATAAATTAAATAATATAGTAGGTACTTATTTGCAAGAAAATAAAATTGAACAAAAACAAGTTCAAGAAATTATAAGTGGGATTTTAGAAAAACTTCCACAAAAATAAAATTAAATAAAAGTTATGGCTGGACCATTTGATTTTACTGGCCAAAATATAGAAGATACATATCAACGGGTTTTACAAACACCTGATGGTATTAACATATATGATGGTACAGGTTCATTATTTACTGTAACAGCTGTAGCTTCAGCAGGTGGTTCTAATACCCAAATCCAATTTAATAGTGCTAGTTTATTAAGTGGTTCATCAAATTTCTCTTTTGATTATACTACTAATAATGTTAATTTAACAGGATCAATAATACTAACAGATTCAATTTACTTCTCAGGCTCATCAGCCGCTAGTCGTTTAGTTTGGAATAACACTGATGGTACTTTAGATTTGGGATTAAAAGGAGGTAATGTAACATTACAAATTGGGCAAGAATCAGTAATCCAAGTAATAAATAAAACTGGAGCTGATTTACTAGAATCTCAATATAGAGCTGTTCGTATACGTAGAGTAAGTGAAGGTGGAGCACAAGGGCAACGATTAGCAGTTGTATTAGCCCAAGCTAATAATGATAACAACTCAGCTGATACATTAGGAATAGTAACAGAAAACATAGCCAATAACCAAGAAGGTTTTATTACTAGCAACGGTTTAGTAAGAAATATAGATACTACAGGAGCATTACAAGGAGAAACTTGGACAGATGGGGATATATTGTATCTATCACCTACTATAGCTGGTGCTTTAACAAATATAAAGCCACAAGGACCCCAACATACTGTAATTATGGGATATGTAACATATGCCCATCAAAACAATGGTAAAATATTTGTTAAAGTAGATAATGGTTATGAGATAGATGAATTACATAATGTTAGAATAAACACAGCATCCTTAACCCCAGGACAATTATTAGTTAGAAGTGGAAGTAATAATACAGGGGTATGGATTAATTCAAACCAATTAACAGGTTCATATGGTTTAACAGGTTCATTATCAATAACTGGTGATTTAACAGTTGGTGGAACTATAAATGGAGGAACTTTTTAATATTTATAATAAAGAATGGCTACAATAATAATAAGAAATAGTACAGGATCAGGAGCAGTACCTTCATCATTGGTGCAAGGTGAATTAGCTATTAATACTGTTGATGGAAAATTATTTTATGGTAGTGGTTCTGGTAATGTTGTAAAAGAATTCACAGCAAATAGTAGTAGTTTCGCCACAAGTGCATCTTACGCCACTCAAGCCGGTAACGCAGCTACTATAGACATTTATTCATTTAGTAGCCCAGTTGAAAGTTATCTACTAATGTCAAATGTAGTGGCTACAACTGGTGTAGCAGTAGGAGGAGATACTGATTTACGATATAACTCTAGTACAAATAAATTAACTGTAGGAAGTGTATCAGCTACAAGTTTTACAGGTTCATTAATCGGCACAGCAAGTTGGGCTACAAATGCTATAACAGCTTCTATAGCAGGAACAGCTGTATCAGCTGATACAGCTAAAGCTATTCTTACAGTAGTTAATGCTACAAATGCTGATTTTTATCCTACATTTGTAGATTCAAACAATTCACCTACAGCTGCTTCTGAAAATGTGTATACTTCAAATAGGATAACATTTAATCCATCCACACAACTTCTCACTGTACCCCGCATCTTTTCTACAGCTATAACTGCATCCACATTTACAGGATCATTAACTGGTAGTTTACTAGGAACTGCTTCATACGCAGTTCAAGCTTTATCAGCTTCATGGGCCCCAAGTGTAGCTTCAAACCCATTCCCATATACCGGAAGTGCAATTATATCAGGAAGCTTAGTAGTGACAGGTTCACTGCGAGTAGGCGTCCCAGGAGTTAATAACCCTGCCATAGACACTACAGTAGGTACTTTGAGTAGAGGTACACAAGCTAAAGTAGATTGGGTAAACGCATATTTAAATAATTCATCCGCAGTCACTACAGTTGATTGGGAAAATGCTTTTTTAAATGATGGTAATGCTATAACTAGAGTTGATTGGGGTAATGGAGCCTTAAATGACTCAGCTGGTACTATGGTTTTTGATTGGGAAAGTAGGAGAATGATGGATGTAGCTGGAGCTCGCTCAGCTGACTTTGATACTAGATTCTTAATATATCCAAATGGTACTACCGCTGCTATAAACTATGGTACCCAAGGTCAAATAGCAATGACTGGTAGTGTATCTATCACAGGTTCACTTACTGTGTCAGGTTCTAGCACATTTACAAATATAGGACCAGCCATATTTTCTGGATCAGTAGATATCAGTAATGGAAATAAATTAACAATAAATGCTACAGGTGGTGATGAGGGAGGAGAGATATTATTAGGAAAAGCAGTAACAAATACTACACTCACAGGTAGTGGAGTAACTGTAGATGTTTATCAAGATAAGGTAAGAATTTTTGAACAAGGTGGAAATAATAGGGGTGGTTACTTTAATATAGCCGGTTTAGGAGCAGGTGTAGCTACAAACTTATCTCCAATAAGAAACATTCAGGATGTAACTGATGGTACAGCAGTAACAGGTACAACCTCAGGTACACTTACTAAATCTATATTAATACCAGCTAACACTGTAGGTGTAGGCGATGTTTTATATATAAAAGCTCGAGCAAGAAAAACAGGAACAGCTGGAACACTTGTAGTCAGAATGTATATTAATACATCCGCAGCTATAGGAGGCTCATTAATAGCTACATCAGCTACCAATGCTGCTACTACTGTTTACCATCAATATACTAGAACAGCAGTTGTCAAAACAACAACCAATACTGAGACTATGGCTGGTAATTTTAATGTGAATGCTGATGACAATACTACATCTACAGCAGCAGTGAGTGCAAATAATATAGATTGGACAGTCAATCAATATCTAGTTATTGTACATACTAATTCTTCAACAGCTGATAGCTCAGTTAATTCATTTGGTCATATACAAATAAATAAAGCATAATGGAACACGTAACATACATAAACGGAATTATTAATTGGAGAGGATTTGATTTTATATATGAGTCTTGTGATAAAGTAGATGATATGTGTGTTCATGTTAGTATGAGCCAAGGCATATATGCTTTTGTAGGAGGAGATGTTACAATTAATAATGTATTACAACCTGATGCTGACACTATTATAGCTACTTTAAATAATAGATAATTTGGCTTAAAGACTACCTTTATTATATTATTAGAAAATAAAGGTTCC